ACATTTGAATCCGGACGCCCATCTTTGATGGGCGCCTGATACAATTGATTTATCGGTAACGTTGCCCTTAAACACTGAGCCGGACACCCTTTGGGTGTCCGGTTTATAATGTTCAAGGGTGTATAGTGAATCCGACCGATCCAACCCACCCATTTTACTTGTTTCGTGATTTTCAACCGGGCGGTCAACTGATGAACCTGTTTACCACACAAAATCAGATTATTTCAATGGACGAATTGACCCCCTACGTGCAGCGACACCGGATTGCCCTGGATTACACGGTCAATGGACGCAACATGAACTTTCTTACCGATATCATCGCACCAATTTATGACTACGTGTCAATCAGTATGTTGACACCGATCCTACGCAGAAACCTGTCTATGTTACCGCGTCCAATGCCCCAACCCCTCGTATACAATCCACGGCAACCCTGGGTAAACTGCCAAACGCACATCTCGCATCCGACCATACTTAACCCCCTTTTTGCAGTTCCTGATGCAACTAAATCGACAAAAAGTCGACATAGACATACCACCACCGGTGGACGAACTCATCGTAAACGATGTCGGCGGCGTTCAACCCAACGGCGTCGCAGAGGGTGAAAATATTGATTTACAATAATCCTCAGTGTTGTACTCAAATCGTCTCCATGTTTCCTTCTTATTTCAGTCCCATGTCAGTTCCAGTACGTGCCATCGTCATTCCACCAGGTCTACATTGTGATTTTTATTTTTTTACCAAGAACAGAAACAACTTGGTAAAAAAACGTAGACGCATTAGACACCTCTATCATCGACGGTCAGTAACAGGGCTTCTTCCGGGGTCAAAAACGCACGTTTGCTGCCGGGCCCTTTGGGTTGCCGCATCATCATTTCCAGCAGCACACATAGACCGGCCAGAAGGACCGGTTTGGTCGACGCCTCCGTGTAGGTTTCCATAGATTGTATGCGGTTGAGGTACCCGATGACCTTGGTTTTTCCGGCAGAGTCCATGCGGGCCCCCGTGTTGCGTTTTTGGGTCAGGTCGCGCACCTTGAACACCATTTGTTGGTGGTCAAACAGTGACCAGTAGCCGATCAAATCGGCCAGCCTGGCCCGCGGCGGGGCGGTCACGCTCTTGCTCGCGGGAAAAAAGACGTCAATGTCTTCGGGTGCTCCGGGTCCCCAGACGCTCTTTAAAGGAACGGTAGGAACGGTAGGAACGGCCGGTTCAGGGTTGGCCGGGTCGGCCGCGCGGGGCGTGTCAGATACGAACAATTTGCGGGTGACGGACAGTTCCCCCCGCCGGTTGTCCACCACCATCATCCACCACCCCCGACGGGGATCCGTGGCGCGGGTCGAGGCTTGCCACCGCGCCTCCAGGTACCGCTGGATCGCGGGGTACGTCTTGCCCCCGGTCGTCGCCGCCTGCAGCCGTTCGTCGGGCATCAGTGCATCGAGCGCGTGGGCCACCAGCGCGTCTTCCAGGTCGGCCTCTTTCCAACCGTGCAGACGGCGCCAGTCTTCGGTCAGGACCGAGGCCGCGTGGTCGTACCAATCCCAGTTTTTAGGAGGAACGTCGGCCGACGGCGCGCCGCGGAGAGCCTGGTCCACCTGGGCACGGATGCGCGCGCCCCAGTCGACGGCCTCTTTGGGACTGGCGGCGGCCGCGGACGTCGGAGAAAGGAACGGAGGTGGCGGCGGCGGCGGCACCACCACATCCGTACGATTCGGTACAATCTGGTTGGGAAGTTTGAGGATCATGCGTTCCGGCCGGTACGGCACCGGCACGGTCCGTTCGTAGAGAGAAGCCGCTTCGTCGGTCACTTCCGTCGGTTGGAAGAGATACGTGTCCCCGCGGTTGATCAGGTAACCGGCGCGCCCCCACCGGTCGGTCAACGTATTGGTACGCTGCTCGATCATGTGCGTCAAGGCGGCATAGATGTGGTCGATCGGGTACTCACGTCGCACGTTGATGGCGCGGATCAAGGGGAGCTGTTGGTAATACGGACTTTCGCGGAACAGTTGCTTGACACGGTCGACAATCTGGTGCAAGTTGGTCAAGGTATTTTGTTGCATATACGTCGTACGATCCAGTTCAAGAGATCGCGGTGGCTCCGTTCCTTCCTCCGACGAGGCACCATTGCACTGAAAGGCACAGTTGGATTGGTAGTCACATAAATCGGAATACGGCCGGTCACCGACCTGAAAGTCTATGAGAGAGCGCGACGACGAAAGACGGATCTTTAGGCGTTGGTTGGCCGCCAAGGCCTGGAGACGTTCGACCGTGAAATGCGTCTGGGACAAATGGAGCACGCAGTCGACCGCCACCGTCTTGATCAGACGGGTCACCTGGCCGATTTTAGCCGCTTTGCGGTACGCCATACGGTAAATGTATTGATCCACCGTCTCTTCCGTCAACGGAGGCGTCTCCGTTTCTTTCGCCGCCACCTGGCCACTTTCTTTCCCTAAATCTGGTGTTGGTGGTGTTGGTGGTCCAGTTCTGGTTCCGGTTCCGGTTCCAAAAACGGTTTCTAACAATGTCAGGGGTTTAGGTTTAGCCGATTGGCTCGATTCCGTCATCTCAGACACGTTGGTGGTCATAGACGACGGATTTAGTACCTCGGCGGCGGCGGACGGATTTCCTAAAGAAGAAGTTGAGGTTGACGGAATCGACGCATCCGCATCCGGTTTGGGTTCAGATTCAGGTTTAGTCATAGTGGGATCAGCGACGGAAGGAACGGAGGCGGCGGACGGATTTCCTAAAGAAGAAGTTGAGGTTGACGGAATCGAATCATCCGTATCCGGTTTAGCTTCAGGTTTAGACGGATTGGGTCCGTCGGTGTCCGACTTTGGGTCCAAGGAACCTCCTAAAGCCAAAGCCAAAGAGGGATTCGGCGATAAAGGTTTGGCTTCCGTGGCTTCCGTGGCTTCCGTGGCTTCCGTGGCTTCCGTAGCTTCCGTGGCTTCCGTAGCTTCCGTACCTTTCTCATCGGTATTGGTGTTGGTATTGGTGTTTTCGTTGTTTCCTAAACTTAAACTTGTGGCAACTTTAGCTAAAGAGGAATTTGTGGTGGCGGAAGGAACGGCGACGACGTCGGGTGCCGGGGTGGTGGGTGCCACCGTCGTCGCCAGCGTCGTGGCGTGCAAATAGATTTCCACGTTTCGTTCTTCAAACGGCAAGGCGCAGTGACTCAAGTTCCGCACGCCGCGTCCGATAATCTGTTCTGCCCGGTTCAGGTTGTACCACGGTTCCATCAAATGGATTTGTCGAATGTTTTTAAAATCCAGTCCTTCGGAGGCCGCTTTAGAGATCAATACCACTTTGATGTTGGCCCCGTACCGGTTGTCCGGATGCACCACTGCGCCTAAATCGGCTACGTTGTCGTGCGAAAACGCCTTGTCGCCGGTGATCATGACGTATTGCGCCGGTCGGAACTGGTTCAGATTGGCGGCGAACGTCGACCGCGGTTGCATCGTCAAGGCGTCCAGGAGGTCGTCCCCCCGCGGCGGATTTAGGAACAACGGGTGCGGCCGTCCTCCGCGGTCGCTGACGTACCGCGTGAACCCCATTTCTTCTAAAGCCAACGCCATCGGTACCAACCCACCATCGATGTATTGGGAGTAGATCAAGACGATGCCGGTGGATTCCCGTACTTTAGCCGTGATCGTGGCAATCTTGCCGCTGTACTTGCCGATGTTTTCCGGGGCAAACAGTCGTTCCACCCCGGGCTTGTATTGAAATGCGTCGCGCTCCGGCACGCCCTGGAGCTGTTCGCGTGAATCCATCGTGGCCCGCAGTCCCTGTTTGCCGATCAGTTCCGTTCCTTTTGTCACCGCCGCCTCCGCCATCTCCGCCTCTTCGCCGGGATCGAGTCTAAATATCGGCAAGGTGGGGTAGACCATGTTCAGGGCCTGGATCGGTCCTTGGATGGCTTCGTAATTGAGTCCGTCCAGGTCGCCCACTTCTTCGGCTAAATCCAACGCCGTTTCCTCAGAGGTTGCTTCTTCTTCGTCTACTAAATCCGCGGCCGTGGCCGCCGTGGCCGCCGTGGCCGTATCCGGAACGATCAACAAAGACAGTTTAGACGTTTTGGAGGAAGAAGGGCTCGGACCAGAGGCCAAACGTTTCGCAAAGGTCGCGTCGAGGATCAGTTGGTATCCCCGCCGTTGGGCGCTACCGATGGGCGAGTAGTGCAGCCACGCCCCCCCGTCCTCGTTGTCCGCCGTCGTGCGGACATGTCCGTTGCCCATGACCACCCGGTAAGGGAAGGTATAGGGATTTTCGCCGCGGACGTACGACACGTACCCCGTCAGTTTGCGTACCAACAGCTCGCGTCCTCCTTCCTGGCCGTCGGCCGCCGGGACAAAGTTGCCGCGGGCGTCAAACACGTCGCCGACTTTGATTTCGCTGCGGCCGTCGACGGCGTTGAGGAGGTTGGTCCACCATACGACTTCTTTGTACGAATTGTAGAGCGGGGTGGCCGTCATCATCAGCAGGCGGACATTCTCCGCCGTTTTCACCACTTCCAGCAGGGCCTTGGCCACCGTTTTGGACGTGGGGTTGTCGTCGGCAATACGAATGTTGTGGACTTCGTCGATCACGATCAACCGATGGCTAAACCTTTGGCGCAGGTTGTGGCGGCGGAGCCGCGGATTGTCGCCGCCTTTTGTCGCCACTTTCGTGATGTAGTTGCCCAGCTGGATGTATCCCATGAATTTGTAGTACTTGTTGATCAGGTTGTTCATCGTCCTCACGATGCTTTCGCGGTGGCGCACCGTGTCTTCCGTCGGCAGCCGGGTCGGGTCGATCTCGCCCAAAAGGTCGGCGCCGACGCAGGTGCGGAGGTTCCACTGACCGTGCTCGAACCGGAGACGGTTCGGGTCAAAAAGTTGGAGGCGAAAATTTTCTTGCACATTGGGGGAGGCGACCACGAGAATGCGGGGGACACTGGAGTTACCGGACTGGACCCCCATTTGCTTGATGTATTGCCGCATTTCTTCGCACACGCCGATGGCGCTGCACGTCTTGCCGCTGCCGAGACCGTGGTACAGCAACAGGGCGTTGTAGGGCGTTTGCAAGGACAAGAAGTTTTTCACAAAGAGTTGGTGGGGGAGGATCTCGAACCCGGTGTGGCAGAGTTCTTCGGCGGTGGCACGGATGTCGCGAATACGACCGTCGTAGGGCGTTTCGTGGAATTCTTGTTTTTGAGCCAGCTGTTGGCTAAAGGCCGGGTCGCCGATCAGAGGGTACATGGCCGCTTCTACCTCCGACACCACCTTTTGCGTCTCTGCGTCCGCGGCCATAGACACTGCTTGTGCTTGTGGTTGTGGTTCCGTCCCTTGGGTCTGCGTCCCTTGGGCCTGCGTCCCTTGGGCCTGCGTCCCTTGGGCCTGCGTCATCCTGATTTTGCCCAATTTACGGGGTTTGGTCTGACGTTCCGGACGGGGTTCAGGTAAGATGGGCGCTTCCGTCGGTGCCAATTCTGGTTCTGGTTCTGTTGCCGGTTCTGGTTCCGGTTCCGGTTCCGGTTCCGGCTCCGGCTCCGGCTCCGGCTCCGGCTCCACTGGACGAGGTTCATATACGGGTTCTTGGGGGGGTGTTATTTGCTCCGGTTGCATTACTGCCGCTTCCGCCGACGGTAGTGCAGCAGCAGCAGCAGCAGCAGTGGTAGCCGCAAAAGGAACAGAGGCAGCCGACGAAACGAGCAAAGCAGTGGTACCGACGGCCGGCGAGAGCATCGCGGTCTGGGCCAGGGTCGCTGTGGCGGATTCTATGTTGGTTGCCGCAGCAGCCGCCAAAGAGGAAAGGACTGGCACACAGACCCCTTCTCGGTTGCGCCGGGTCCCGCGCGGACACCGCTTCGGTTTCACCGTTGGGGGGGAAGGACTCGAAGCCGGAACCGGAACTGGAACCTTTTTCTTACGTGATGTTGCTCGTGGCAATGCCATACTTGCCATATAGCATTACCACAGAAACGCCGTTAACTCTTTCTTTCTTTCTATGATTTCAATTTCAATAGAAACCATAGAAACCATAGAAATTCAAGAACATTTCCCACGAGAATCTGTATATGACACTGTTCCAGCCTTCCAACGGAACAATGAATGTATAGGAAACCCCCCCGCCCCCCTCAGATCCCTATACATTCATTGGTGGTACATGGTACATGCCGTGTGCATGCATTTCTATGATGATTCGCCCGGTGGGCCATAGACGGATCTATGCATGCGCGCCGTGAGGCGCGCCTATGCGGGCGCACGGCGTGTCGCCGAGGCCACGGCGATTGGCCTTTCCCTTCTATATCTATGATCTATGAAAATCATCATGATAGATATAGTGGGTGGTGGGTACAACGCACAATGTCCCACCTGCAACCAACCACGACCGTGGTGCGCGCAGGAAAATATACCTTTCAGATCACCGACAACCCGTCATTTGACTATGAGGGTAGACTCAATAGCCGAAACTTCCGGATCGGGGGGCATTTATGATAGATGCGTCGACGTTTCTGTCGTTTTCAGAGGTCAATCTTTAGAGGCATCTATTCCTTATGCTATGTACGACTCTGAATGTACGTTAGATCCTGAGATTCCTTTAGGGAGGGGCGGCGGTTCGGTTCTGATGATTCAATCCCTACTCAATCATGTTCATAAACAGATACCACTATTGACCGAGATTCATTTCGAGGACAAGTCAAAGATAGAATGCGCGACGGAAGATGAACTATCGGTTTCCAAGAACCGTAAAAAAGGAACGCCACTTAAGCCTGCTCCATTGTATTATTTATCTATTGCGTTCAACGGTAAAACCTGGTACGAAAAATACTTCAACGCTCGATACAAAGACCCAGCAAAGCACCGTGATTATCGAGAACGGGTAGAATACGTATTACATTCACGGGAATTGAAATCCAATACGTCCTTTGAAGATTTCATGAAAATATTGGGTATACCAAAAATAAAAGATAATACAGTAAAAATCCGTATGATTAACATGTGTAACACACACATATTACCATATTACCAACTGGCCGATACATTCGGAGAATTATTCAAATCTATACCCAAGGAGAAACGGTGCGAGGTTCGTGGTTGGATCGAACCTTTTATGGTTCATTTTTTGGGAAATACTTTTACACATGAAGGGTGGATCATAGATTTACCTCTCACAGAAGGGATGATTACCGGTGGACGTGAACGTAGTAGAAAAGGAACTCGACGTAAACATAGAATTGGACGTAAGTGTAAGTGTAAGAGCAGGCGGGTCATGAAAAAGTAAATTAGAGAGAGATTGCTGCGGTGTATGTATACGTACGATCATGTTTGACCCGTCATTGATACAATTTACTACGACCCAAACCACCTTAACCGTCGGCAAATATACGTTCCTCATCACGGACAATACAAATTTATACGATGGCCGCATTTCGTGTCGGTACTTCATGATCGGCGGAGAGTTTTGGAAATGTCTCCATGTTTTCATCGATTATAAGGACGAATTGCCAGTATCTGCATGCATCCCCGATAATAGCATGTATACCAACACCATATTTGCCGATGATGAAAGCCCGTACCAAGATAATTGCCTCGATCAGGAGGGCTTCATCGTGATGTTTCGTACTCTGATGAACCACGTGCACACGCAGTTGCCGAGCATCACCAAAGTCGACTTTCACGATAAAACGCACATGGACTGTGAAACGGAACACGAGACGTTTAGTGGCGGCACCTACTTGACTCGGCTCTCAGTGGCACTGTACGACCTGTCCATCGCGTTCAACGGCAAGACGTGGTTCGAACACTACTTTCACGCCCGCATGAAAGACGCCGACAGACACCGGGCTTACCGCGCACGCGTCGACCAATTGTTGCATTCGTCGGAACTGAAAGCCGGCATCCCATTCAACGAATTCATTTACTCCATATCGGTGGTCATCGGAGATGTGTACCAGTGGGTCGCGCCGCTCCAGCCCAGCTACGACGCCTCGGCGACGTTTGGCGAGTTTTTCCAGGCGATGCCCCGGGCGGACCGGTGCCGCCTGGTGCGTTACTGGATTTCGTACTTTATGAAACACCACCTGGGGGACGTCTTTTCCCACTCTGGGTGGGTCCTCGACTTGCCGCTGAGCGATGCGCCGACGGCCGCCCCCGACGACGCCTACTATTGCCCCCAAGATCCCCTGTACGGCGTCCTGTACGAACGGTTCTACTATAGGTTTGAGGCACTCACGACCGCCGACCAGGTTTGATTGATTCATTCTATGACTATGATTCTAATGTTCTACGACGAACATCATAGAGCATTAGAGCATTTAGAGCATTAGAGCATTAGAGCATTTAGAGCATTAGAGCATTTAGAGCATTAGAGCATTTAGAGCATTAGAGCATTAGAGCATTTAGAGCATTTAGAGCATTAGAGCATTAGAGCATTTAGAGCATTAGAGCATTTAGAGCATTAGAGCATTTAGAGCATTAGAGCATTTAGAGCATTAGAGCATTTAGAGCATTAGAGCATTAGATAGACACACAAAATGAATGTATAGGAAACCCCCCCGCCCCCCTCAGATCCCTATACATTCATTGGTGGTACATGGTACATTGCCTGCCATCATGCATTTCTATGATGATTCGCCCGGTGGGCCTACGACGGATCTATGCATGCGCGCCGTGAGGCGCGCCTATGCGGGCGCACGGCGTGTCGCCGAGGCCACAGCGATCCCTGGCGATTTGGCTCTTCTCGTGGTTGATGCCTTTTTCATGTTCTCGTGTTCTCGTGTTCTCGTGTTCTCATGTTCTCATGTTCTCATGTTCTCATGTTCTCATGTTCTCATGTTCTCATGTTCTAATGTTCTATGAAAGAATCGTAAAACATTAGAAGGCTGGAACAGATCGATTGGTAGTGGTAAGATCACTCCATCAACAAGAGTTGGTATCGGGTGAGGCAACTCTCGATGTGGTACAGCAACCGTTTTTTTTCTATGTTGTACGGCCGAATAGAGCGCAGACAGTCGTCAAACGTTTTCCACTGCATGCAGCTAACCTCGGCGCGTTCATAGTTGTCCATGTTGCGCTGTACGCTGTGTTCGTACGGAATATACATCAAATAGTACTTGTGTTTGTAAGATTTGTAGTTGGACCCGAGAAAGATTTCTTCAAACGGCATCAGATTCTTGATGTTTTTCATGTAGCGCATGGGGAACCCGGTTTCCTCCACCATTTCGCGGATGGCGCAGTCGTAGTCGCGTTCCTGGTAGTTGCGGCGGCCTTTAGGAAATCCCCACTCGGCTTCTTCAAAGGTGCCGAACTGGTCGCTTTCGTCGATGATGGAGGCGAGAAGCGTCTGGTCTTTCACCGGCAATTTGGTGTTCGCCGGCAGCGGGGCGGTAGTTTGTGCCTCCGGATCTTTGGAGGAGACCGGTTTCGACGCAGCCCGCATCTTCTCAAACTTTTCGCCCGAGGCGGTTTCTTCGTGGCGGTATTTGGAGGTCTGAGTGAATCCACTGCCGGTGCCGGTGGTCGCTGCGACACATTTTGCAGGCGCCGTTGGCGTCGGTGTCGGTGTCGGTGTCGGTGTCGGTGTCGGCGGGTTCCATAATTCGTTCCAGAGCACGTCAAACGGCAGAGTGCGGATGCGTTCCTTTTCCCGTCGGGTCATTTGTTTGAACATGTTGAGCAGGTACCGCCGGTTCACGCCGTTTTCACGGACTTGGTACTTGCCCCTCAAAAAGTCCACATACCCCAAAGTGTCTTTGCGGCGAATCATGAGGTACTCGCGCCGTCCGTGCTCCGGGTTGATGCGGAAAATGATGACGCCGAAACTGGTGATGGGCATTTTGCACTGGTGAAACGTGTGGCCGTATTTGCCGCAATTGTTGCACGTGCCGTTGCCCCCTCCGCCGGTGGACGCCACGACCCGGCTCGCGTACGTGTCTTCGTACGCCACCGCCCTATTCTCCGGCGTTGCGGTAGCCAATTGGGATTCGCTCCGCGAATCCTGGCGAAGCTCGTCCGTGAATTGCTGCGCTGTGCGGCGAGGCGTCGTGCGGTACGCATTCGCTGACGGCGGATGGAGTTCCGTACTGGTACTGCCGGTTGGTTTTCCTTTACATTGATACTGATACTGATGATACATATTTTGGTTCTGGTTCATCTTCATGAAACGGTATAATGTGATTGTTCTAATGTTTTATGTGTATGTTACATACACAACACAACATAGAACATTAGAACATAGAACATTAGAACATAGAACATTAGAACATAGAACATTAGAACATAGAACATTAGAACATTAGACAGACCGAGCCGCAGATGACGACGTCGTGTACAGCAACGTTGGACCCCACGGTCTGGGGACCGCACTACTGGTTTTTTCTCCACACCGTCGCGTACCATTACCCCGAGACTCCGAACGAGGTGACCAAACGCAAATACTACGATTTGATTCAAAACCTGCCCCTCTTTGTTCCCCACGTCGACATGGGCGACCGGTTTAGTGAGATGCTGGACAAGTATCCGGTGACTCCGTACCTCGACAACCGCGAATCGTTCATGCGGTGGGTGTGGTTCATCCACAACAAGATGAACGCGCAGCTCGGCAAGGACGAAATGACGTTGTGGACGGCCGTCGACGCGTACATGACGCATTTTTTGCCGGAACCCGTGTCGGTATCCGAGACGACGCAACTGCGCAAGATGGTGACCGTGGCCCTCTTGGCCAGCACTCTATTGGTCGTCATCTATGTCTTTGCGTAATGTAATATACCGTCATGCGTATCGAACTGTTATTGATTCTCGCGACCGCCTTGATTGTCGCGCATATTTACACCGAAGGGCGATATATGAAATACCTGTACATGTACACGAAATACTACCGTATCGCGGGGGTCATTTTAGGCGCCCTGTTCATCTATTACGTGATTCGCAAGAACCCTTTGCGGGCGCGGGAAATGGTCGTGGCGTCGAACGAGTATCTCAAAAACGGCGGGATCGGGATTGACCGTACCACGCGCCACGTCTTGTCGGCGGCGTCGATGCCCCTGCTGAATTTTGTAAACCACGCGAGCCCGAGCGCGAGTAGTACGATGGTCGGTGGTGGAGGGGGGCGGTCTCGGGCGAATCGGATCCCGTCGTCACAGTTGCAAGCGCGTCCCACGTCGGTCCCGCAGTACGCCGGTGGTGGTGGCAGCGTCGGCGGCCAACGCGGCGCGGAACGGGTGAAGCGTTCGGTCAGCGAAACCAAGAAAAAGTTTGTGGCCTCGCGGCAAAACTGGAAATGCCTGACGTGCGGGGAAACCTTGCCGGCGACCTACCAGGTCGACCACATCGTGCCCCTGGAGAACTATGGCACCAACGACATTCAGAACCTGCGCGCACTGTGCCCCAACTGTCACGCCATGAAAACCGCCATGGACAACATCATTTGAGACCGCCGTCGGCAAAGTCTTCCCGACACAATGTATAGTGAACATTTGAACATTGATTCGAACATTTGAACAATAGTCATAGTCATGGTACATCCAGGCCAAAGGCGACAAGGTTGCCTTGGTAACCACCGGCATAGAAAAACTGGTGGTGCTGCTGGTGCTGCTGCAGCTGCTGCTTCGCCTACAGTCGCCCAAGCCCCAGCGCAACCACCTTCCTCCGACGCACGGTCCACGTTGATCCAGTACGGTATCTTGGTGGCGACGACGGTTTTCGTGGGGGTCATGCTGTACTATTTCTCCGACGACCCCGCTGCTCTGACCGGACGCACCTATTTGTACGCCACCCTGTTGCTCGTCGTACTCTTTGCCGCGGCCATTTATGCTTACCGAGGGGGGGTGATGTATGATAAAGACGCCGCGTCGGGAGGGTGGTCCATACGTCCTTCAACGCTGATGGTTGGTGCTGCCGTGGCGGTGGCCGTGGCCGTGTTTGCGTACGTCTACGTCCACGCCCCGGCCGCTACCGTGGTGATTCTGACCTTTTTCCTAAACATGGTCTTGTTTTTGATGGTGCTGGTGGCCCTCGTGTTCCTCGGCAACGTCGCGACCAACTATTTGAAACGTTCCGACGGCATTCTGGCCTTTCTGCTCGAATTCATTTTCTACATTCCGTGTCTTCTGAGCGCCGGCGCGCGGGGACTGTGGGCCGACTGGAAAATGACGCCGCCCTTGTCCGCCGTGCTTCTCGCCTTTGAGCTCGTCCTCATTTTGGCGTACCTCTACGTTCCGGTCCTGATCCAACGGGCCGTCACGCCGTCCGGCGCGATTGTGTTGCAGGGTCCGCCCGTGTTCCTGGACCAGGGCGCGGTGACCGTGGGGACGAGCGACGCGGCGAGAACTTCTGCGAACAGTACGGTGGCCAACAACATTTTGCCTCAAGGTATCGGGGGTGACCCCCCGGCGTCGCAGTACAACGCCGACTATGCGTTGTCGTTGTGGGTCGCGGTGAACCCTGGAGGCACGGCGTCGACGTCCACGCAGGTGCCCAACGGCGTCGAAGCGCCGGTATTTTCTTATGGCACTCCCACGTCTTACAAACCGCGTATGAATTACGACGTGGGGCGCGACGTCTACTCGGTGGAGGTCGCGCCGGACATGGTGGTGAGCGGTCTGCGGGTGGCCAACCAGAAATGGAATCAGTGGGTGTTCAACTACAGCATTCCGAACCAGATGATAGATATTTACATCAACGGTCAGCTGGCCCGCAGCACGCCGATGCGCGCCGAGCATCCGATCACGTTTGCCGCGGCCGACCAGTTTACGGTGGGCGGGCCCATTCCCATCTACGGCTCGGTGGGCAACGTGACGTACTATCCCCATTCCCTGACGCCTTATCAGATTGCCCAACTGTGGAACACCCACACGGCCCTCAACCTGAATCCCCCGGAGTCGGCGCTGAAGTACCCCTCGACCGGGATTTCATCGACATAAAGACAAATTCGTAACCACGGTTATCTTCCATTATATTTACTTTTACCACAATGACCAGTATCACCCGCCGATTTATGTCGACTGCCGGCAAGAATGCCGTGTCAGCCTTGACGGTATTTAAGAATTCGTGTTACCACAAGATTGATTTCAAGATTCGCGACGACCGGAGTGCCAACGAGGCGGTGAAGCGGTTTGCGGCGTTCAACATTGGTTGTCTGGCCGTGACGGACGACAGCAACCAGGTGGTGGGCGTGGTTTCCGAACGCGACTACATCAACAAGGTTTCGGCCACGGGCAAGGACGACAAGAAGGTGACCGTCCGGGACATTTGCACGTATACCCCCAACGTGATCATTGCCAAGAAGGACGACACGGTTGAGCAGTGCATGAACAAGATGCTGTTCAAAGACATTCGTCATCTGTTGGTGATCGATGAGTCGAGCCAGGAATGTGTGGGGATGATTTCCATCAAGGATTTGATCAAGGAGGTCATGAAGGACAAGGACGAAATCATCACGCGCCTGGCGGATTTCAAGTTGGGAAAAGGCGCGTATTTTGGAAGTGAGTAAAGTGTACCCAGTAGGTCGGTCGATATAATATACATACAATTTCCGCGATGGAGCCAGAACACGTGTATCTTCTCAAGAACGGTGACCGCGAAGAAGATGTCGTCGTGTTTTTGTCGGTGTCCGGGGCCATCGCCGCGTCGGTAGCGTACCCCGGTCGCCGCGTCCAGATATTATCGAAGCATCCGCCGAACCCTGTTGGGTGGGCTGCGCCGAACACGTGTAGCCCGCGAAGCCTGGGTACGACATTAGACGAACCGCACCACCATGTGATGAAGTATGTGATGAGCGGGGATTACTACCAAGGCGGACGTTTGATTACTCCGGCAAGATAGAAAATATAGACAAGACAAGAAAGGCAAGATAGACAAGATAGAAAAAAAGATTGGAGATTTGGGAGGATTTAGTTTTTCGTTTGTGTAGTTTTGTGTTGAGTGTTAGTTTTTTTGCCCCCGCCCGCCCGCCCTTATATTTCGACCCATAAAGATTCGAGCAGGGTGTGGTACTCGCGAAATACCTGGACCCAGAAGAGGATCATGCCCACCCGCAGTCCCCAAATATAAATCACACCGCGATGTTTGTATAGAAACGGCGCGATGCATTGCAATAAGACGACGACGGCGGAGATCAACTCCCAGAACATGATAACTAACAGGAAGGAGACGACGAGATCAATCCATTTCCAGGTTTGCTGGGTCAGAAACTGATTTTGCCGACGTAATATGTCGCGCAGTTCCTCCGTGGTAATAGTATCAGTGTTGGCGGTGGTTGCTTCGCTTACCCACGGGGTTGCTTCGCTTACCCACGGACAAGCACAAGGACAAGAGCAAGCGCTGACATTGACGTTCATGGTGTTGGGCACGGTCTTTATATCGTTTATCTGTCTGGTCTGAGTTCGATGTGGCCGCCGCCCCCCGCGCATCGTTCAATTTTTCCGGAAAATGGAGGGTGTGCCGGCCGAACTCAAAATATCGTATAGGAACATATACAGCATATAGATCGATCGGATCATGAACATTTCTACCATCATTCTGGGCGTCCTCGTGTTGCTCCTGATTTACATTTTGTACCGCTACTTTTTTACGCGGGCGGCCAGTCTGGCGTCGCAGGCCAACCTGAACAACAGCAACCTTCCCACCATTCCGGTGAACGATTCGCCGACGTCGGTACGCTACGCTTACGGGACCTGGATGTTTATCAATTCGTGGACCTCGACGGGGACCAACAACAAACCCATTTTTAGTCGCGCCAATCAGTTCAATGTTTACCTGGATTCCAGTACCCCGACGCTGTATTTTGACATTTCGCAAAACTGTACGTCCGGGACGACCGCGACCGGTCCCATTGCCATCACCACCAACTTTCCGATGCAAAAATGGACGTATGTGGTGATTAGCGTGGACAGCCAGTTCGTGGACTTTTATTTAGACGGAAAGATGGTGAAATCGATCAAGTTGGTCTGCCCGCAGGCCCCGCCTCCGGCGGGGGGCACCGCGGGAACGCCCATCGTACTGGGTGGCACCCCGACCTGCGACGTGATGCTCGCCGCGTTGCAGCGGTGGTCGTCGCCGCTGTCTCCCCGCGAAGTCTGGAGCAACTACATTTCCAATTCGAGCGGAACCAATGCATTGGCCAAGATGTTTTCGTCGTACGGGGTGGGGGTGTCGCTGTACCAGAACGACGTGCAGCAGTCCGTGTTCCGGCTGTTTTGAGCGACCAAAACTCGTCCCATGATAGTGTATAATAGTTAATAGTTAATAGTTAATAGTGTATAGTATATAGAGTATTCATTCGTATCATGGAAGGACCCGCTCGTAACTTCGAAGGGGGGCCTACCCCCTCCGCCGGACCCGGCGTTTCCAGCGGCCCCGGCCCAGGAGGAATCGCCGGAATCGGTGATTCCTTGCGCACTGCCATCAAAACCACCGGCGAAAATATCGAGGCCACCACCAACCGGATCGTGGAAAACGTCGCGACCGGCGCCGAAAATGTGCGTGAAAGCGTCGGCAACGCGTTGACGCCGTTTGCCACGGGAGGACCGGGGATGGTGAACGCGACGAACGACTATTTGAACTCCAACAGCATGATTGCCAAATTCGCTTTCGTCGTCCTGGTGTTGCTCGCCTTCTTCTTCCTCGTCAATTTAGGCATCCGCCTCCTGGGGTACTTTATGCAATCGCCGACCAACCCGTATCTGATCTACGGCATGGTCAATGGCAATGAATTCCAGACGATTTCGCAAGACCCGCGGCGAAACAACGCGTCGATGATCACCCGGTCCAACGACCGGTCGACGGGCATGGAATTCACCTGGTCGGTGTGGCTCCTGGTGCACGACAATGCCATCACCGGGAACTCCTCGCCGCCGGCGTACCTGCACGTGTTTAACAAGGGCGACCCGCCGGCCGCGGCCAACAACGTTTCGGTCAACAACGGACCCGGACTCTATCTATCCAGCAATAGTAACGCTACCTACACGCCAGAACTGGATCTGCACGTGGTGATGGACACGGTGACGACCCCGGGCACCACCCTGGACGTGAGTGGCGTTCCGTTCAACCAGTGGTTCCACGTCGCCATCCGGCTCGAAAACACGCTGCTGGACGTCTATGTCAACGGCACCATCAGTGCCCGCCGGCAAATGGCCCAAGTACCCAAACAAAACTACAACGACGTCAACGTCGGTGCCAACGGGGGCTTTAACGGAAATCTGTCGAACCTGAGGTATTATGCCCGCGCCCTGTCGGCCTTTGAAATCAACGGTATCGTGATGGGCGGTCCGAACACCAACATCAGCACCAGTTCCACGACGAACCAACGTTGGGGCGAACCTTACTACCTGTCGCGCGCATGGTACCACGACAAAATCTAACACCGAAAATACAGGCCGTGGTTGCCACCACCACACTAAATGTACACGCACGGTATATGTCATGCGTCTACTTTTCGTTCTCGTCGCCATATGCGTCAGCGTAGTCGCCATCATCATAGTATATGGATGTTGCTTCGATAATCGCTTCGATAATCGCTTCGATTGTCGATTCGATACCGCAGCAAAAGACACATTTGTCCCCGAAAATAAACACGCAAAACTACAATGGACCACGTGGTGCAAACGGGATTGCAGCGGGTGCAAACGTAATGTCGGCAAAATGAACAAATGCATGCTATATTTAGGTACACCGCAAAGCTGGCGGCAATGGTGCGGCGATAAATGTGACCGTTGCAAAAATACAAATGCACCCGAACGTTACAACCAATGCATGAAGGTATTGGGATCTATCCCTCTGGGATAGATCAATGACGAACGAGCTTCGCCAGGATTCGCGAAGCGAATCCCCGGTTGGTCGGCTTCGCCGACCTCAGAGGACCTTCGGTCCTCCTCAGAGGACCTTCGGTCCTCCCAGGTTGCTCCGCCGACCCAGGTTGCTTCGCCTACCCGACTCGTTCGTGTATTGGGTACGCTGTCTCCGACAGCGTACAATGACAACCCGCCTGCGGCGGGTTGTGTATTGGCAGCACCAACAACAACACCCAAATGATTTTTTCACCAATCAATGTATATTGACCATGGATTATCAAAGCATGCTGCCGCAACCGCAAGCCTCGCCGTCGGCCAAACCCCCGACATCAACACCTTCTACGAACACGAACCCACCGGTTTCGAGCGAGAACCAGGGACCGATGTACACGCTGTTTGGCCCTCTGGATGCGTCCAAGTACTGCTGGCTGTTTTATCTGCTTTCGGTCGTCGGGTTCGTCCTGCTGGCCCTGGTG